TTTGCTACCAATTTTGTCAACTTTACCGCCAATCATTTTGAGCAGTATTCGACCTTCTTCGTGTTGTTCGGTATTCTCTTTCCGCAGTTTTTGCAAAACGACCACGAGGGGTCCCGATATGATTGCAACAACAATCGGTACCCACACCACCTCCATCTCAAATCCAACGACTTCCGACAGGCTCGGCATTGATGCCGGCTTCCTTGGCTACACGAACTTGCTCATCTGCCCGTTCTTTGACAGTCGGGCCGTGAAAGTCCTCTTGACCGTAGGTGAATCCTAGGCGAATAGTCTTAATATGGCATTTGAAGCAAATTGAGCCACGACGAGGTAATTCATCTACCACAAACGTCGTCAAACACTCTAAACAGCGGAATTCTTTCATAACTATACGCCTAGTTCGTTACTCCCGTACATTGAAGGCACCAATAGGTGACTTGGGTTCTTGTTTTTCTTTCATTATGAACTTTTCCCACCATCCAAGTGTATTTTTAACTGGCGCTGGGTCATAACGATATTCTGGAAGCCAAACATACTTAAGCATCTGATTGCCAATGGCTAAAGACATTACACGGTCGTCATGCGGGGAGCCATGCATCTTGCCATTGGCTTCACGCACAAAAGTGCGTAATTCAGCAATAGTGCTTTTATCATAAATGAGTATTGATTCGTCTCGCACAGCGGCGTTAAGTTCATCAATGGCTAAAGGCTTGGAAACAGCAGTTGTTCTCCAACCCATAGTGTCACTAATCTGCGGGTTTCTGCTATTCATCTTTCGTTGTCGGTAAATGTTTCTATATCCGATTCTTTGCAAACCTTTAATGGTTGTCAAACCATGGTTGTTGGACTCAACCCCAATAAGGGCATGGTTGTAGTAATAACCTAAAGCCCTAAGAATTACTTCACCAAAAACGTCTGGGTCAACGTGACCATGCCATTGGGCAACCAATAGTCCCGTATTGGCTGAAATGATGTGGGCTGAACTAAAGTCACCATGCCCAAGACCTTCAGCAACGTCGGCACCAATTACATAAATTTCTTGACTATCTGGTAACTCCCAAATTGAAAGTTCTCCACCATCTTCAATAAATGTGTAATGGTTTCTACCAATCTCATTTTTTAGATAACCACGCTTTGGTTCAATTGGTTCAATATTCCGCAAAGCATCAATATCAAATACAGGACGACCAGAGCGAATAAACGCTTCATCTGGATTGTCCGGATACTCCTGAGCCAACTGCCAGTCAGGAAGGTCACGCTTCTTAGCCTCATACCAGTCTTCGTCACGGTCTCCAGCAGACCACGGGAAGAACACACCAGTAAATCGGTTTGTGCTAGTTTGTGAACCAACCCATAGTTGGTGAAAGATATTACCTTCACCGTTGGCTGTGCTCAAACAGATAACACGACCACCAACGTCGGCAATAGGTTCAATAGATGCCCACGCTTCTTCAGCGTTGGGCAAGAACGCCATTTCGTCAATGATTACCCGATACACGGATTCACCACGAGCAGGGTCATTACCAGACGGCAAAGACTCAATAGCAGAGTCATTAGCAAATACCATCTTCAATTGGTTGTCCGAGAGTAGGTCTGGTCCACGTACACGCATCCACGCAGGAAGCATCTTGTAGCCATACTTGGTCTTCTGCAACAACTTAGATGCTTCACGCTCAGTACGTGAAAGCATAACCGTAAAGCGGTCAGGCCAAAAGAATGTTTCCCAGAAAGTAAATGCAGCAGCCAGAGTAGAGAACCCAATCTGTCGTGCCTTCAGAACAATACTGTAGCGAGAGTCAATCCAAACCCGCACAGTTTCTTCTTGCGCTTCACGCAACACAAACTTGATACGACCCCGCTCAGGGTGTCGAATCATCCAATGGGTAGCACAAAAGTGTGAAAATGCAGCCACCAATTCCTCGGTGGTTGCACCTTCACTACCTTTGCATTTCCTCCACTCCTTCTCATTGAGAAGGTCAGTGAGTTCCATTATGCCTTCTTAGCGGCTACTTTCTTGGCTGCAATCTTTTTAGGACTTGCACCAAATGCTGCATCAATTTCATCTTTGGTGAGAACACCATCAATGCTTGCCTTGGCAAGACCTTCTGCAACCTTGAAGATGGAAACTGCGCCAGCAATCAATGCTGACTTCCATACTTCCAAGTCAGGAGCGATAACCGCAGCACCAGTCACAACGCCGAGGGCGTTGGTGAGGAAAAGTGCAACAATTCTGCCTGCAATATCTTTTGCCTTATTCATTGTTCTCCTTGAACATTACGCCGAGTAAATGGATTATCACGGCTATTACGGTGATTCCCCAACCCAAAACCTTGGTCTGACCAGACAACGTGATAAGCACCATACCGGTACCTGCAAGTGTCCAAGTCAAAGCATGGATTTCGGATAGGAGTTTCTTCACGCTAATAGCCCAATTCGTTACGGCTTGCGTGAAGACACAGCAATGGCTGTAGCACCAGCGGCTACGGCAATCAGGGTGCGACGGGTATCCACTGGCACAGCAGAGCCAAGTGGAACATAGTCGCCAAAGTCGTCAGAGAATATGTCAATGGTTTCTTCGAATGCCTGTCGCACCTCTAAGGGTGCGGACTGGACAGCCTCTGTGACCGCAGTCTTTTCTTCTTCGCTTATTTCGGTCACATCCAAGGACTCAAAGATTTCAACAGCCTGCTGTGGGGTCACAACTGAGAGTACCTCTGGGCTGGTCGCCAAAGCGACAGCCTGCTCAGGGGTGGGTGGTTCTTCCTGTTCCAGAATCTGGTCAACAACCTGCTCAACCTGTTCAGGGGTTAACTCCTCTAAGGCTTCCTGAAGTTCCTCAACAGTTGTGGCTTCAGCAATCAAGGCAGTCACTTCTTCTTCTGCCAATGGCTCTAAATCTGGCTCCGAATTTGGCTCTACCGTTATGGTAGTCTCTTCAGGTGCTTCAGATGTTGTGGTCACTTCTTCAACTGTCGTGGTTGTTTCTTCGGGAAGCGTCTCCTCTGGGATGGTTTCCTCTACTGATGTGCTTGTGGTGCCTGTCTCGGTTATCTCTGGCTCTTCAGGAACAGAAGGCACAACAGGTTCTGGCTCGGATATTTGAGGAGGTATAGATGTTGATGTTTGTGGCGTTTCTTGTAGCGTCGTTGTTGTCGCTAGTAAAGAAGAACTAGTTGTACTTGTTGTTGTAGTAGTCGTGGTTAACGTAGTTGAAGTAGACGTCGTGCTCGTCGTTGTACTCGTACTTGATGTTGAGGTTTCTTGAAGCGTCGTAGTAGTCGTGTCCGTGACAGGGACAGTCGTTTCTGGAACAGTAGTAGTAACTATCGTCGTTGTTGGGGTCGTGGATGTTGTTGTGAATTCCCATAGTGAAAGGTCGCTTATCGTTAAGTGACCCGGCTGACAACACGAATCAATTGAATACTGTCTGAATGTAAATATATCACCAGCCGTTACTTCAACCGTCAAAGACCCTGTGGCTTGGTTCAACCGTGTCAGTAATGTGTACACACCGTTTACACCATACTGTGGCGGGTCGTAGACCCAGCCATCAGCAGTCCAATACGACCATGTAAACGAAACTGTGTCAACATCCTCTGGGATTGTGGTCTCAACCTGAACCCAGTTGGCACCCTGACAACCACCACCGTCAGGCCCTGTAATAACAATCGAGTCTTCAACTACGTCCACAGAACCTGTAGCACAGGACTGCGAAGCGGTCCAGTCGCCTAAACCATCTGCTTTAGCAACTGTTGACCATAATGCCAGTAATGCTACTGGAACAAAAATTATCCAGTGGTTTTTATTGACCACGATTGTGTCAGTTCATCCCACTTATAGTTTTTTCCGTCTGTTGGCATCACTACTGGTGGTTGCCAATTATGGTCACTATCTAATGTCCAAGATGGATATGGTTGTGGTAAAACAAAAACATCTGCAACAGTATTGTAAGAAAAACCTATACCAGCATATTGTTTTCTAAAGTTATTGTTGTACGAAGTTTGAACCCAAGTTCCACCAAACAATGAGTTACAAAAATCTTTACCTTTTTGTTCACTTTCAACACCATCAACAAGTAGTTCATTGTTATGAACAACAATTACTTGTGTAACAATTC